GGTAGATTCCATAAGGGATTGGTAGACCCAGCTCGGTGCGTCCGCAACACAGCTCCGGACATAGTACTGAAAAAACATTTGCATCAACGGGGCAGGTATTCCACGATCCCACCCAGTCACATCCGTTGCGGAGACACTCAAGGCTTTCGCGTAAACGCGTGCCACGCCCTCCGAAACAGGCAAGTCCGAGTTCGACCCCGTCCTGTAGCACTCAACCTCCTGCCAAGCCTTGTCAGAGTCTCCCATGGTCAGCAACCAGAGAAACTTCATTTCCAGGCTGGGCGCTTGTATGCTGCGTGCGTCCCCTTGTTGCAATTTCTTCACAATATCGTACCTGTCCTCCTTGCCTTGCACCCGCCAACAGAAGAAATTCAGAACCCTCTTGGTGAAACCCTGGCCCTTGCTGAAGCTCTCCATTTCAACCAAAAATTTGTTGAAGTACTCGACAGCCGCTTCAAGGCAGTGTTCGGGGGTGATTTCCTGATCTGGGTATTTTTCGAGGCACAAACCCTTGAAGAATTCTTGATGCGTCTGGCCTGGACTGGTCTCGCCCGCCATCGGGGAGTTCTTCAGGGCATCCAGTGTCAAAAGCTGCCCCACGACTGCGGCGATCTTCCCGGGGTTACAAACGTTCTCCCATGTAGAAATGGGAACATGCTCAGAAGCAATGACGTGTCTGTAAGCCTTTACGATCTCCTCGTGGGTAGCTTTGCATTGAACCGGTGACAAGAATTTCTGCACCTCCGCTTGACACAGCTTGATTCCAGGCTTCATGACAGCGTACTTGGGCTTGATGCGTCCTTTCAAAAGGTGCTTGGTGGTCACAACCTCGCGATATCTGTCGTCCCTGGCAAACGTCCTCTGAAACCTCAGACTTCCATCATGAGGAATCTTTTGAGGGACCTGAGGCCCTTCAAAATCCACGCGCCGCGACCGCAACAGGGGTGACCGAGGGACTTGCGTCCGACCCCGCGTCCTCCACATAAAAACGATCAAAACAACGCCCAAGAAAACATTTGAAAAAAACTGCAGCCATTCACGCTGAGCCACGAACCACTGGAAAGCCACCGAAAATCCGCTCGCCAGTTCCACTGGTGCAGGACTTTGCAACCAAACGAAGCGCGCGGGTGGTGCCCCGACCTGATCAAACAGGCCTTGCACCTCCCCCAGTTCCCGAATGTTGTTTTCCATGGCGTAACTCAACACCAAACTGCACAAGTGGTCAGCATGACCCAAAGGTAGGCCGGCCTCCCGCATAGCAAGTCTGCGTCCAAAACATTCCTGGGACACCCGACACGGCTCGTAAAAGTAGT